GAGTATCAAAAGCATAATTAAATTGATTAAACCAAAGGTCATAATCATTTTCATCAATTTCATTTTGACCTCCAAATTCATTTACTTGAAGAATAGTATTAGGAATACCATAAAGAGTAACAAGAGCTCTTAAACCTTCTACAGTACCTTTTTTCTTTAAAAGATAAGGTAAATTTGAATAAATACGTTTATAAATTTCAGCATTTATATCTTCAGTCGGTACTAATGACCCTGTAGCAGATGCAGTTACATAAGTATTAATATATTCAAATCCTGTAGGAGTTGGCAATGAACCCGTCGTATAAGGTAAATTAAATAAACTTCCTGAAGGGGTAAATCCTAAAAGTGCTGAGTATAGATCATTAGATGAGAAGTTGTTTTGGTAGATTTTAATACCCATATCTCTTAAGATATCAGCTACTAAATCTTTTGATACACCATAATTTACACGATTGTCAGCATTATATTTATTAGTAATATCTTGAGTATATAAAAATACTGTGTCAAAATATTGACCAATCATTTCAACAAATAATTCAAATTGAGCATTTTCCGTATCTTCTCTTAAATAAGAAGGGATAGCATTAACAAGAGCATTGTTGTTTTGAATATCGTATTCTTCAGCAACAGCTGATTGGGAGATAAACCAGTTTTGTCCGGCTACAGAAGTTGTAGATACATTTGTATAGGGTGGTGTATTTCCTGTTTTTGGCCAAGATGTTGATCCGGATGTGTAATATAAATAATATTCATAATCATCAAATCCGGTAATTATTTCATCAATTTTAGCTTGCCATATAATATTACTAGAAGAAACATAAAAGTTTGTAGTTGTTCCTGAGGATAAACTAGAACTAAATTGGTATTGTTCTAATAACGATAGTTTATAATAAAAATTTTCTAATCTTGTTTGTGCAGATGAGAAATGTATAAAATTATCATAATTAGAATAATCAACATTTATTTCAACCCCAGTTTGAGCTAACATACTATTTAATTGGTATTGTAAGCTTCCAGTTCCTTGGGATTGATTAGTTGTATTAAGCTGGTTTAAATTACTATAAGGTGTTGAATTAGCTATTTGATCTTGAACACTAATATTAGTATTTGGACCTCTTAGAGGAATATTTTCTTCTACTAAATCAAAAGTTTGTACAATATTAATATTATATGCTACAGGTTCAGCTATTTCAGTAACTACCCAACATTGAGAATTAATATCAAATTCTTGAGGTAATGGTTCATATAATTTAATTAATACTGTTGGATTATCAATACTTGAAGTATCTAATAAAGCATTAACCCCTATTAATAAATTATTATTATCAAAATTTACATAAAAATCATAATAACTTCCTGTGGCGTTATTAATATTATTTATAAAATCTAAAGATGAAGTAATTACAACATCATTAGGAATATCTGTAGTATCTAGTCTAATTTCTGTCCTATCAGGGGAAATTTGAGATACATAATAGGTGTCTAAAGCACTTGAACCTAATTTAGGACTTACAAAATTATATAAAGTATTATATTGTCCCTCATCAAATCCAACACTTCTTAAATCATTTTCTGGGTCTAATACTAAGTTATTATCGTTTAAAGAGTAACCAGGAAAATTAAAATTATTTTGGAATAAAATATCTCCATTTAAATCATATACATAATATTCTATAATATCTGTTGTAGGATCAAAAGAGGCATTTACATCAACTGAGGTGATTAAGGATTCATCTTGTGAGGAATAAGCTTGTGCCTCAAAAGTATATGGATTTATCGATATTGTATTAACTATTTCAGCCATTATATACTTCCTGTTGTTTGTGTATTTAAAAATTGTTGTTGTAAATCTAAATTTTCTTGTCTTAATTGAGTAACTTCATCAATCAATGCTTGGATAGTATCATCATCTATTTGACTACTTCCTATATAAGCTTGGGATGTTCTTATAAGGTATTCATGAGAATTTAATTCTCCAAATTTAGGTATTTGATAAAATATTTCTTGGTAATTTGTAAAAAATTCTGCTACTGAAATAGATGGTATAGATGTTGGGGAAACTGGTGTGGGTTCAACCAATTGAGTAAAAGAAGTATCAATAACCCTTTCATATTGGGTTTTACTATAAACTATTTTATTCAAATTTATTTGTTCAGCCATTATCCATTAATTACTTTAAAATAATATTGATCATCAAATACTTGGGTTGTTCCTTGAATTTCTGATTTGATTAGAATTGCATAATATCTTTCAGGTTCTAAACCATTCATCCAAATATCAAAATAACTTGAGGTAGCATCTGTACTAATTTGGGTAAATTGAGTATCAAAATCAATTACCATTTCATTTGTATCTAAATCTTTAATAGCCCAATATGATGCTGTTGGTAAATAAAAATTGTTTGTATAAACAGAACTTGTAGTCCACAATTGAATTGGATACTCAGGTCTAGCATTTATTCTAAATCTATTAAAACTTTGAGGATAAAAAGTTCCTGGGTTTTGGGCTAATGTTAGAGTTGCTGGGAGAGAATTAAGAATAGTTTGAGTTGAAGAACCAGTATTAAATGAATAATCTCTCCAACTAAATTGTAAAGATGGTGGGTATATTGTATGAGTATCTCTTGAAAAATATTTTAATTCAGGTTGAACTTCTTTATTATTAATAAATTCAACAGCTTGTTTTAATATAAATCCATCAGAAGAAATAGAACCTGTGTATCTAGCTCTTACTATATTAGTAACATTTAAATTTATATCTTTACTATCAAAAAATCCAAAAGTTACTGATGCTGTTATAGGATAAGTGTTTGAATTAAACCAAGGTTGAGTTGAACCTGTAAACCAGTTACCTCCTCCGGCTACAGCATATGTTGTATTAAATGAAGCTGTTACATTAGAAGGATAACTTGCTGTTAACCATTGACCTCCTGCTGAACCTGAGTATGTTCTCCAAATCCAACTTGTTCCATTTGTTTGAATTGGGTCATCTAAATATCTACCAGTACCCATATCCCAAGCACCATAAACTGGGAAGCATTGAACAGTAGTATTTGCTTGTAATCCTGTAGAAGTGGCTATAAAACATTGCAAATTAGCTTTCCATAAATTATTATTTAATAATTGAGCTGAGCTACTAATACCAATTTTATTTTCTAATACATCATCAATTTCAGTTTCTGAAAAGTTAATTAAGAAACGACTAGTTTGTGGGTTTGGGTCTGAATAAGCAAAAGAGGTTTCAGTTGCTTCTATGATTTCATCCAACCCTGTATTCATATTAGGGAATAAAGAGTATAACGTTGCGTCTTTTTCGGGAAATATTTTATATACTGCCATTTCTTATTATAAATTTACTATTCTACCCTGAATGTCTTGATCGGGATATTTAACTTCAAAAATAGAAGGATCTAAAGAAGGATAAATTACGTTTCCTATAGTTGCACCATTAATATCATATGAATAAGGTGAATAACCTAAATTTTCTCCTACTAAATTACTAATTGTTATATTTTTAACAGTTTGTACACCTGTTATTCTATCTAAAAGAATATAAATATCTCTTAATACAATAGGTTGATTAATTTGCCAATTTTTAATAGCAAAATAATCTTTTAATGCTGTTATAGCATTAAGATTACTATTTAAAAATTTAACTGAACCTATTAAAGTGGTTAAATCGTTAGCTGGAACGTTTGCTGTAACTCCTCCACCTGTTAGGTATCTAACAGTTAATGTAGTATTTGAAGGAGCAATACCATAAGTTTTTGTAAATATGAAATTAGCAGGAGCATAAGCTGCCGTTAATTTTGTTTTTTCAAATGGTAAACCTAAACCAACATTGTCAGGATTAGGTATAATTACTTCATCGGTATCAGTAGCTGTACCAGCACCAAATTGTAATTGTAAAGAACCAGAATCTAAGAATCTTGAAATAAATCTTCTTTGAACTTGTTCTAATTGTAAAAGATAAGGAGTATCTCCTTTATATTGAGATAAATTTGGATCGTTTGGATTTGTATTTTTTATAGATTTATAAATACATTCTTGAGCTAAATAATCTACTTCGTACCATTCATTGCTATCACTATCAAAAATATCTAAAATACCTATAATTTGAGGAGCATTAATCTCTACAGTTGTAAATTGTTGAGGAGTTGTGAAAGCAAACTCAGTTGTATTAATTGTAGATGAAATTGATTTTCTTGTTTTCTTTAAAAGAAAATATAAAGGATTACCACTACCATCAACACTAAAGATTGAGGTTTCAGTAGGATCTCCTGAGGATGAAACACTAAAATCTACAGGATCTTCTACTAAAAATGAAATATTAGGATTGGATGTTGATTGGATTTGAGTATTTTGGTTTACATACAAAGCATAATCAAAATCCGGAATATAAGTTGATGATGATAATTTTGAAGGTACTTGTTGATAAAAATCAACAAATGTAGTAGCTACTTGAGTTACATTAGGTTTGTAACCAAACATATAAGCTAATTCATATAGGTTATTTGTTTGGCGAGCATACTGTAAATATGTTTCTTGAACTTGATTATCAAGGTAAAAAGATAAAACATCACCTACATAAGCCGCCATTTCCATAAACATCATACCAGGTGATGCTGGGGTAAAATCATTATAGGTTGTAGGAAAATATGTACGAGCATAGTCAATTAAACTAGCTCTTATTTCGCTAAAATCTCTATTAATATATTGAATATTTTTTCTTTTTGTAGTGGCCATTATGTAAATGCTAATTGAATTGTATCAGTTAAACCTGTGTCTACAATATTATATTTTAATATAACATTAATCTGATTAAACTCAGGTAGTGAATCTATTTCTAAACTTTCAACAACAACACTTGGAAAATAAACTGAAAGTTGATATTGAATATCTTCTTTTAGGGAGTCTGTATTTCCTGATGTGATTTGTTGGAATAAAAATGCTCTTAAATTTCCACCAAAAGTTGGATTTAAATATCTTTCATTTTGGTTTGTTAAGAAAAAATTTATTAAATTATATTTAACTGTTTCTTTTGTAGTATATGTTGTTTTAAATACTCCCGGAGCATTAAAAGGCAAAGCAATACCAATACCTGTACCAGGTTTAGTATCTAAAGGGAATATTTTCTTTGCACCAAATGCCATTATTTATTCATTAAAGCCATTATTTGATCTAAACCAACATTTCCTTCAGGTAATGCTCCATTGATTGAATCAATATTCCCAGGATTATATTTTCCGGCGTATTGTGAAGTTGCTGCTCCACCCATTTGCATTTCACCTAACATTCCAGAAAACATATCTCTACGTTCTTGAGCTGTTAATTGTTTTGGTTTTTCAATATGAGGTTGTGCGTAAGTATCTCTTAAAGATTCGTTCACAACTGTTTTAGGAGCACGAACTGCTTCCAATAGGATGTCTTTTAATTCCTCTTGAATAGCTTCTCTAACAGCTTCTTTAATTAAAGTTTTAAGTTCTGTAGTTTTCATCGAGTTATAAATATTTAAGTTTTATGTTTTTATGTTAATTTCCTCTAGTTTTTATCAATACCCAACGGTTTCCATCCCATTCATAAACTTCTATAGTATCTCTTCCCTTTTTCTTAATTCTTTTTCTTTCTTTATCACCTACCTTTTTACCAGCATAACCGAAAGGAAATAAATTTTGAGTTTCTGTTACAGTTGTTGGTGGTGGAGTTGGTGATGGAATAGTTTCTATTTGAGGTTCAGGTAATGTTTCTACTATAATATTTTCTGTTGCAGAAGATGGTGCTGGTTGTAATGGATTAAAGGAAGTATCTGTGTATACATTATCTCTATCGATAATGAATTTAAGTTCATTAATTAAAGTTTGACTATCTGTTGTAAAAGATAGTTCTGTTTGAATTAAAACTATTCCTGAAGTATCTTTTCCTATTGCTCTTCTACGAGTTACTGTAGGTGTATATGGAACTTCTTCTATTTCAATTATAAAACCTTTATATGTTGTTTGGTTTTGTGATTGGCTTGCTTGTAATTGAGAATTTGCTACATCATCAATTATTTTAGATATTGGGTCTAAATTTTGTATTTTAGCTAATTTAGAATTTCCGGCAGAATCAAACGTAGTTTTTCTAATAAATGTTTGAGCATCATTTAATATAGAAGGAATTGCTCCTGGTATAGGGAGTGTACTTACTGGGGGGATTTTTAAAGCTAATGATAAAGCAATAGATGCTATATCTGTAGTTTTAATTAAACCTAATGCTAAATTAAGAAAATCAGAAGCTCCTGTAAGGGATTTTCCTGTTTGATCTATTTTAACTCCAATTTTATTTAAAGATTGGACAATATCATTTCTAGTAATTAATAACTGATTTAGAACTTCAGGGGAAGGACAAGTATTAATATCAGGAATATATTCTTGAATTAAATTTTGTAAAGAAGGTTCAATTATTTGAGGAATTTGTGAACTTAATCCAAATAATAATAGAGGAAGTTTTGCAACTCCTTTTGGTTTTAAATCATCTGGGAGTGCTTTTTGAATTTGTTCAGCACTAACAGATTTTTGACCAGACTGAATTGTTTTCTTTTTTAAAGAAGCCAATTCTGTTAATCTAAGTTGATCTAATTTTGCTGGGTCTGTCATTATACGGTATAATTATATTTTGATTTAAGACCTTCTAAATTTGCTTGAATAGCTAATAAACTACTATTCATTTGAATAGCAGCTGTATTTAATTGGATTAAAAATGTACCAGGGGGAGTAGAAGCTGCTGTAGAGCAAACTTGCATAAATCCTGAAAGGTTAGAAATTAATTGGTTTAATAAATTAACCGTTTGATCACCTAATAATAAAGGTTCACTTGCATTTTTAGACCCTAAATAAATGTTTCCTGATTGTACAACTACTGTTGGTGTATCAATATTAACTCCTTCAATTGCATTTAGGTTTATAGATTTTTTACTACTTAATAGTATGTGATCTGTTGTTGTATTAAATACTAAACGACCCGAATTTAAAATAATTTGCTTTCCAGCATATTGATCAGGGGATTGAGGAGTATTAGATTTATAACTAAAATAATTAGTTGATGATGCTTTTAGAGGAATTTTTTGAGTACTTGTAGCATAAATAGAAGATTCATCATTATTAATATCTTCTACTGTTGGAACCCAACCTTCTTCATTTTGTGTTCCTTGGCCATTTCTAATAATAAGAATAGGATCTCCATTAGTTCCTACGGTAGACCAATTATTAATAGTTCCTTGTACTGTAGAGCCAATTCTTATACTATTTCCCCATCTACCTTCATACATTATATCTCCTTCAAAAGGTAATAAAGGATGGATATTAGAACGTTCTTTAAAAGTTTTACCTAAAAATATCTCTGTTGATTGATCTGTTACTCGTCTAACATTTCCTGCTTGAGTTTGAACATAATCTTTTTGTTGGGATGAGGGTAATTCATTAGGAGCTGTAGGGTAAGCATTATGGTGGGGGTGATTCCATAATGAAACTACATCAATATAATAAGCAACTGTATTAGAAGATAGAGTATCAATATTAGTATCGGGAAGACCTATTATATAAACTATTTCATTAATTAATGGTAATCTTTTAGAATTACCCATTATTGGTCTAGCAGTAGGAAGATTTGGGGATGGAAGTGGATTATTTACTTCTTCATATTCAACTACTCCTAAAGCATTCCATTCACCTAGTTCTTTAAATCTTGGGTGACTTTCGTCTAATACAATACTTAAAACTCTAACAGACTTAATTAGATTATATTGATTTATAGCATTTTTTACCCCAAACCCATTATTTAAATTAGCATTGAGGTTTCTATTTAATGCTGAAAATCCGTATCTATTAGCCATTATTTTTCTCCTTTTAACTCATTCATTGCTGAAAGTAATTGTTCTTTTTCTTCATCAGAAATAGTTAAAGCACCATCTGCTGTTTGAGTTTGCATAGCACGTTGAGCTAACGCGGCCATTTTAATTAATAAATCATCGTTCTTAACACTTATTTCCATATATTCTTTAATTAATGGAACTACAAGAGTAGCATCACCAATTTCTGAAATAAGTGGTTTTAACTCATTTATAAGAGCTGTAACTTGTTTATCTTTTTTC